AAGCCCTTGTCGTCAGCGAATCCCCACGCGAACATCCTCGAGCCACGCCCCAGGCCGATCAGGCGCATATGCGTCGGCCAATGGTTAGGCGCCCCATTCGACCCGCTTTTCCAGCCCTTGAAGTACACGCCGTCGTCGATGGGGTAGCCGTATGCCGGCGTTACGCCGTAGGCCGCCGCCGTCAGCGCCACGATGTCGTTTGTGGCCGATGCGCCTCCGGTGGCGATCAGCGGCGCCCCGTTCGACCGGGGCAGGTACAGCACCGACTGGCGCTCCGTGGACCCATCCAGATACCGGGAGTTCTCCCGGCCCCACGTTGTCTGCGTCGGGAGCGTGTAGGCGGGCGTTGAGGTACACGCACTCCATGCCCACGTTGCTGGGTCAGCCGTCCGGTAGATCTTCCCGCCGGCAATGCAGTAGACCCACGCCGTACCAGCGTCCGGCTGGACCAGAGGCATGACCGCTTCGATCTTCTTCTCGCCCGTAGGCGGCGTCAGCGCCGCACACCCGAGCCGCTTTTTCAGCGAACCAGCCGGGTGCAGGTCCACGTTTAGCAGCAAAGGGCTGTCGTCGTCGGGCAGGCCAAGTTCGTTGTCCACGACATTCAGCCCGCCGAACTGGCTCATTGGGGTCTGCTGTGGACGTTCCTCGTAGCCCATGATCACCTACTCGTTGTAGTTGATGCCGCCGTTGTGGTTTACGTTGCCGTCCATCGGGTCGCCCTGGGACGATGACGCCATGAACAACTCGCGCTGGCCGACAGCCCGGTCGGCCTCCCAGTCGCTGTACTCGACAGCCTTCTTCATCCTCGACAGGGCGAGGTGATGGTGCGCCGACCACAACTCGCGCGGCAGCCCGATGTCGTCTTGGGCGCTCACCAGCGCCGGAGCGTGCTTCCAGTAGTGGGAGTACAGATAGCCCTCAAGCTTCGCGAACGCAGCGTCAGGCATCGGCATCAGCCCGAGGTAGCCCATGTAGTCCGTGCAGTACGCGGGCGTTCCGATGGTGTTGGTCTGGCCGGCCGCCTGCGCCAAGCTGGCAAGCGTCTGCACGCCCGTACCCGGCGGGAACATCCGCAGGTTCGGGTACTCCAGCATGATGTCGTCGTAGGTCTTGAACCAGATCTTGTCATCGACGGTGTTGCGCGAGATGAACGTCGCCAGCTTGTGAAAGTCGCTCGGCAACTCGTACCACATCGTCGAGGCCGCGAGGTCGATGTTGAACAGGCCGCGCCTGAACTTCCACATCGTCTTGTAGTACACCTCGTCGCGGGCGTCCTCGACGGCCCGCATGGCCGTGGAAACGCGGTTCGACGGCGTGGTCAGGGTTTCGACACCCGACTCCCCGATGTCGCGGATGACGCGATCCACGGCCTGCACGAAGGTGCGGGCGATGCCTGATGTTCCGACGACTACCATCTCAGCCTCCTACTACCAGGTGACAAGGCCAGAGGTCGTGTTGCCGGTTCCGGCGTTGTCAAGCTCGTTGCCGGTGTTGGCTCCAGACATCCCAGAAACGACGTTTGAGTCGGCGCCAGACGTAAGGCCGATGCCGATGTTGTTGAGTGACGTGATGACGCTCAACATATTCCTGTCGGCACCTGAGACGTAGATCCCGTTGCTGGCGTTGCCGCGCGTCTTAATCGTGAAGTTGTTGCGGCTGCTTGACGATCCAAGGTAGAACCCTATGGCCCCGCAGTCGTCCACCGAGAACGTGCCGATGCAGTCGCTGCCGTACATCCTGATGCCATCCACTACGGCCCCAACGCCAGCGATGTTGAACTTGCTGTCGGACAGCGACGTGTTCGTGTTCAGCAGCAGGCTGTCTGGGTACGAGATAGTGGCGCTGATGTTCAGGTTTTTGGCCGTACCCGTGATGTTGATGCCAACGCCAGTCTGCGTCTCGTTCGCCGCCAGATTGCGGCAACTGTCGATCACCGCCCCGGAGATGTTGATCCTGACCGCAGGCGTTCCGGCGATGATGTAGCCGACCCCGCACCGATCAAAGACCTCTCCGGTGCAGGAGATGTCCGAGAATCCCGCCGACGGGCTGTAAATCTGCACGCCAGCCCCGGTGATGTTCTTGTAGTAGTTCCCAGACAGGACGACATCGCTGGTTTCCTCGTCCATGTAGATGCCGTGGTGCGTGCTGAGAGTCCCGATGTCCTCGAAGCGGCACCCCGTCACGATGTCTCCGCTGTGGGGCCACAGGGCGCAGAATGCCGTACTGACGAACGACAGGCCCGAGTAGGCGGTGTGCGTGGTGGCGCTGGTGGCCCGGATTCCGTTGCGGAACCCAACGATATTGATGTCATCGAACCTGGCCCCGTAGCACGAATCCACCAGGACGGCGTTGCACGAAGATGTGAGCGTCACCGGGCCAGAGATGGTGCCGCCGCCGGTCATCGAGAACCCTTCAGAGTCGTCCACCAGAAATGCAGCGCGGTTCGTTGACGCAGAAACGATGGTTGCGCCCTTGTCGATGTCGATGCAGATGTCGTTCCCGCGAACCTTGATTCCAGACGCGAGGTAGATGCCGGGCGGGAAATATACGCGCCCGCCGTAGACCGACGCCTCGGCTGCATCAATCGCCGCATTTATGCCCGTACTGTCATTGGCCGCGCCAGCCCCGGTTACTCCGTAGTCCATCACGTTGTAGGTGTACCCGGTGTCCGAGAATACCCGCACGTCCTCGATGGTGTACGACGTGACGTTCGTCCCGCTGACAACGAAGTCGTAGGTGCCGGGGAGCAGATAGAAGGAGAACCTGCCGTATCCGTCCGTGGTCGCAGGGTTGGCCTTGGTGCCGGTCGCGCTCGACGAGTACAGGGTCGCCTTGGTCGTCGTGTTGGCGTTGTAGACCGTGACGGACGCGCCACCCACAGCGTCACCGCGCACCGTGGTCACGCTGTCGCTGTACCGATACGTCGTGGCCGCCCGAGCCGGGACAGCCACGAGCATCAGCAGCATCAGGTACGGCAGGATCTTCTTCATGTCGTTCTCCTACGCGCTGCGCTTCGTGTCGTACTGAAAGCGCCGACGCTTCGTCTCGGAATGAACGGCCGGCTTGCCGAGCAGGATGTCGCCCGGCATGAAGTCCATTCGGTGATGCGTCTCGACGGCATCGCCCAGCGACACCATCACCTCGGGCGGCACGTCCACCCACTTCTCCAGCGGCACCCGCCAGCGCGAGCCCAGGGGGAACGTCTGCGGGTCGGCCTGACCCTCGTGCAGCCGGAACAGCATCAACTGCGACCAGTCGGGCCGGTACACTCCGCCCTGATCCACGCAGAGGTGGCCGTCCTCGCCGCAGGGCGGGTTGATGAACTTCTCGGGCAGGGGCGACCCGGCCTTGATGCGGAAGTTCTCTCGGTTCCCGCGGTCCACGTTGTCGCCGTCCTGTTCGGCCAGCCGCTCGCTGGCGATACGGATGCGCTCCTGAGCGATGATCTGTTCCTCGGCGCTGTCGGCCGCCGCAATAACCTTGTCACGGTCCTCGGGCTTCAGTGCAAAGTCGCGTCCCATGTCGGTCGTCCTTCCGTGTTTTTCGCCTCGTCAGGCGAGAGTTGTTGGGGGCGGCCGAAGCCGCCCCCGTCCGTGGTGGCCTAGCGCCACGCCGTCCAGTAGATCACGTCCGAGTCCGCGGCCCCGGTCTGGCTCGCCGGGATCGTGAACCCCTCGCCGCCGCTGTCCGACAGCATCGTAACGCCGAGGGAGGTCGGGAACGTCAGTTCCCCGTCGTTGCCGACGCGCAGATGCGTGCCGGCCGCCATGCTGGCGTGGAAGATCAGCACGGCGTCGGCGGTGCCGCCCGCGTCCGCCAGGATGAGTTCCACCCGCGAAGGCTGGAACCCGCAGTAGATCTTGGCCGCGGCGTCCGCGTCCACGATCAGTTTGCCGGTGGCGACGGCCTTCACGTTCTCCATTCCGCCACCGTTGTAGGTGATGTCTCCGACTGCCATGTTCGCACCTCTCAGTCAGGGTTGTGGTCTACCAGCGAGCCAGCGACTCGAGGCGGACCATGTTGTCGTCGTTCAGGATCGCGGCGCCCATCATCCGCTTCCACGCCGCCGTGGAACGCTGATGCAGGGGATCGCCCTGACCACCGGGGGCGTCGTAGTACGTCCCGCTGGAGCCGGCCAGCTTGATGACGCCGTAGGCGTCCTTGGCGATCAGCAGGCTGGAGTACACGTCGGCCGCCGTGTCCGTGGCCGTGGTGGCCCGGAACACCGACGCAGCCGTCGGGCCGCTCGTCGCCGCCGCACCCTGATCGGCCCAGACCTTCGCGAAGGTCGAGGTCACGAACCGGACGTTCCGGTAGGTGCCGATCTCCGTCGGGTAGGCCACGGCGCCGGAGGCGTACTTCTGGCGGGGGATGAAGTCGCCCGTGTTCATGCCGCTCGGGGCGCCCGTACCAGCAGCGATGTTGACGCTCTGGAGGTCGTGCGCGACGTGCGGGTGGATGATGCAGATGTACGACGGCGCCAGCGGGCTCGTGCCAACCTTCACCGAGGCGTTCATCTGGCCGTGGATGTACTCGGCGTCGGCGCCCTCGAGCATCGTGATCGCCGTGTCCAGCGCCCGCTTGTGCAGGCTGGCCGCCGTGTTCGACCGCGCGGTCAGGACAATCGCCATCGTCCCGGTGCCATCGACAGAGCAACGCATGAACGAAGTTCCGGCGTTGATGATGTCGCGGACGATGACTTCCTCGGTGTCGGCGGCCTGGCGAGCCAGAGCCTTCGTCACCTGGGCCAGCGTGTTGTCCGGGTGCAGGTAGGTCACGATGTCCGTGATGCCCACCCAGTCACCGTACTGCTTGACCGTGCCCAGAACCTGCTCATAGGCCAGGTTGCTGCCGGTCGGGGTCACGCCCTCGGTCAGCGGCGTGGTCGCGGCCGTGAGCTTCAGGTAACGCCGCCACATGACGGTGTTGCCGTTGCCCTGCGGCAGCGTGGTCTGCTGGCCCCAGTTGGCGTGCAGGCGCTTGCCCTCGGCCACGGCCAGGAACGTTTTCATGTAGTAAGCGCGCGTAGCCCGCGGCATACCGTTGGTGTCCAGAGCGCCCGCGGTTCCGTCCCAGAACGAAGAAGCAGCCGCTTCGCTCGAGGCCCGGAGCCCAGTCAGAGTGTTGTAACCCATGATCTTCCTCCGCTGTTGCTAGTCTATGCCTTGCCTGCGAAGCGCGGCGAGCCACGCATCGTTGTCGGCATTGAGAATTGCCCGAACCCTGGCGTCCTCGTCGCGGCCGTCATCCATCCCGCCGGCAGGACCGCCGGACGGAGAGTTGTGACGCGCCACGAGGGGATTGACCCTCGGCTTCGGTTTGCTTCCGGCCAGATCCAACACACCGCGGTTGATCAGGCTTTGGGCGAGCGCTGTGGCCCCCGCCAGACCATTGCCATAGATGGCCTTCATGTCCTCGTCAGTGGTGGCGTTGTAGGCATCGTGCAGCACCTTGACGTGTTCCGGGGTGAACCCCGGAGCGACCGTCTTGGACAGCGCCTGTGCGAGCGCGGCGTCCTGCTGCTGCTGGCGCATCGGAGCAAGCTCCTGCTCCATCGGCGCGACCTTCTCCGCGACAACCTTGTCCACCTCGGCTTGGATGTAGGGCTTCAGGAACTCCCTCGTCGCCTCGTCGAGTACGGGGGCGTCGGTCGGCGGCTGATCCGGGGCCGTCTGGTCGCCCAGAGCCCGCCGGAACAGCGCCTCGCGCTCCTCCTCCGACTTGCGGAGACGGTCGGTCAGTTCCTTGATCCGTGCATCGGCGCTGCCCGCGGGCGGCTCACTCGTCTCGGGGGCGGGAGTCCCGCTGCCCCTCTCGGGCTCAGGAGCGGCCACAGGCTTGCTGAGGCCGAGCAGGGCGTCGAGGTCGAGTTCTGCCGGTTCATCCCCGCCGGAAGGCGCAGGGGCCTCCACAGGCGCCGGAGCGGGCTCCTCGCCCACAACCGCGACCGGCTGCGTGGCGAAGGTGGCCTGAAACTCCGGCAGCGGAGCGCCATCGTCGTTGACCATTTCGGCCAACTCACCGAGTTCTCTCAGGTCGTCGTTGAGTCCCATCACTAACCCTCCGTGTTTTCCGCCCCGTCGGGCGACTTCTTGATTCTGGCGGCGAGCCATCTGTGGATGGCGACCGCCTGGTTCAACTGCCCATCCTGGAAGGCCCGCTTGTAGGGCCATTCCGCTCCCGTAGGCTCAATCGGCAACTCGTGCCGGCTGACCTGCGATTCAATAAACTCGATCAGCCCGTCAAGGGCTCCGTCGCTATGAGCCCTGCGGAGGGCCGCTTGGCGCACCCGCTCCCGGCTGTTCCGTTCCTGCTCCTGGTCCTGCTGCATCGCCCATCGCTCCCGTCTGCGCGGCCATCTGCGCCGCCGCCTGCGCTGCCTGGAACTCCACCATCAGGGCTTTGTACTCCTCGGTGTCCATCACCAGGTCGCCCGACTCGCCCAGGATCTCCTTGAACAGCCGTTGGGCCAGCTTCTCCTTGCGGATGGGCGATGGCTGTCCGCCGGCCTCAAACTGGGCCGACATCTGCGTGGCCATCATCAGGTTCTGCGTGCGCTCCTGCTTCTCGGCCATGTGCTTCGACCCGGCGACCCGGACCGTCCACCCGCGCCTGATGTCCACCGGGGAGATTTTCCGCACGACGCTCTTGCCGTCCTGCGTGAGCGCAGCCACCACGTCCTCCGTGACGTACTGCATATTCATCTCCATCGCGGTGTTCAGAGCCTCCTCGAACAGATCCTCCTCCACGGCCTCAACGGCCCCGCCCAGTTTCGTCGCAATGACGTTGGAATTACGGGCGGTTCTGGTTGCAGATTCCTTGACTCCACCGGCCGTGTTGACCGCTCCGGTGATCCTCTCGTGACGCGCGATAGCCGCCTCCTCGGCCGCGAAGCCGATAGGCAGACCCTGGAAGTTCTTCTGGATCGGCGTGATCGAGCCCTGCTGCGTGACGTAGTGCCGCACGCCGGGGCCGCTCGGCTTCATGATGCCATCGACCAGCCAGTCCTGAACGACTTCGCACTCCGGCTGGATGATCGAGTTGGTGGCGTCGATGTTCTGGTTGTGCAGGGCATTCGCGGTGTCCTGCTCGTCCAGCGCCTTCTCCAGAATCCCGATGCCGTAGACGGCGCCCTCGACCACGGTCAGACGGGCGTTGTTCACCAGCGGCCGGCCGCTGAACATCGGGGACGGCTCGCAGCGGATGACCGTCAGGTCGTTCGCCACGACCACGACGTAGTTCTCGTAGATCCCGGCGTCCGGCCCGCTCGGGATCTCGAACGTCCCGTGCTGCGATTTCAGGTCCACCTTGTCGGGGCCGACGGGCATCTGCAACCCGAGCGCCATCTTGACCAGCGCGTCGGCGTCGTTGTCCTTGGCCTTGTCCTCGCTCGTGACGTTGTGGACCTTATCCACGTTTTCGAACATGACGTAGCCCGTGTCGTCGGGCTTCGACATCGACTTCAGGTACTCCTTCGTCACGAACGAGCGCATGATGCGGATGGCATCTTCTTCGGTCCTCGGGTACGTCTCTTGGACGTAGTGC